CCGATAAATGTTCTCGCAGTTTCTCAATCCACATCGCCTGCAAGTAAACCAACGAACACCGTCTTTGGTGAAGCTTTTCTCCATGTACTCACCTCACATCAAACGGTGTGCTTTCTTCTTCGTGGGGTTCTCCTGCGCTGTACCAAGGCGGGATGTCGGGAATATACGGATCTTCGGAAACGAACCACTCGAAATCACCGTACTTGGAAATATCAGTGGCAGCGGCATCTACGAGAGCATCGTAGTATCTCCGGTCGATGTAGTCTTCCTTTCCGAGGATCTTGACCATCTCGGATTCCATCCATAAATAGTCTTTTGTTCCGACGGCTGCGTCATACTTGACGTTGCCGTTCTTATCGGTGTTCTGGCGAACGAGCGATCCTCCACCGCAACCGGGCTCGATAGGGGTAAAGAGTCCGACTTTTCCGATAAATTGCAAAGTGTGTCCGTTATCGAGGATAAGATTGTCCTCAGACTGCATTGCAATATCGGGATTGTTGATGTAAGAAGCTGCTTCATCGGGGCTCCTGTCAATATAAATGGCAGAGGTTACCGATTTCGTCTCGCACATATCTTCAAAGGTGATCTCCTCATGCGAGAAGAGCTTCTTGAAGACATACGGGATCTGGAACTGAGTGCCCGTGGCTGTCCACTCACCGGCGTGCTTACCATCTTTGTACTTGGCAATATAAACGGCGTTGTTGACGAGGCACATGCGATCATAAGTCGCTTCGTGCTCGAAAATATAACCGTACATCTTACCGTAGTCCATGACGAACTGAATGATCTCAGGCGTAGCGTCTGGAATCTTGATAGAGTCCGTCTTGATGTGAGCAACAACAAAGCCCCGTTTCTGAACCTCGTGCTTGAGGTTGATCATAAACAGGGCTCCGCGCTTGGCGACGATATTATCTTTGTTACGGTTGTCATGGAACGGATTCTCGAAGCTGGCCGAGGTCAAGCCATAGACGGAGTTAATTGCAATTTTCAGTGCCTGTGCCAAAGCATCTGCGGCGCTTTCGTCCGTCAGATACTTCGCCAACGCGCCATTCAGCATCCCTCGTGCCTTATCGAAATCCTTGTGCTTGATTGCAACACGAGCGTCCTTGATTTCCCGGAATCGTTTGGTGTAGACAGGACCAAAGAGATCTTCGGCAATGATACTGGAGGGGTGCATAGATGCAATATCCAGCAGTGCAATGTTGCCGTACATACCGGGTTCGGCATAGACATAACCGCCTTCGCCAACTTCCTCGCCGCGGTAAATGGACTTTCCTTTGTCGAACTTATAGCCAGGGAAGATGGGACGGTCTTTCTTATCGAAGGCCGTGTATTCATCGTACTCTTCCGGGCCAAACTTGAACGGGAGGTCGTCCGTTCTATAAATTTGACTGGCGTCGCCCATATCGCGGTAATTGAACTGGTCCTGAGGCTTCTTATTGCCGCCGAAAATGATCTTGGTTGTCAAGCTGTTCGTGGTGTCGTTTACCGTCATGCCGGCAACATCTGCCAGAATTTCACGGGCGATAAAGTCAGCTTTTCTGGCATTGAAGACTGCTTCGGTTGCGATAACATCATTGTCGCAGTATTCAGCAACCTTTTGCCACATGTTTTCGGGGACAGGCTGATCCCACGGAAGACCGAGCTCCTGATGGTGAATGCCAAGTTCGATTTCCCATTTCTTCAAGCTCTGCTTCTTCGAGCAGAAGTCGTAAACGTCGGTGTAAGAGACATTATAGGCTTCACCAAAGAAGCAGTTATTACTCTTGGATTTCTTCTCGCTGCCGATGATCCGCTGAGACAGATTATAAAGCTGCTCATTGGTATAGCCCATCAGACGAGCATAAAGAATATGGTTATCGTAACGCCGGCAGTTGAAGCCGACCAACCGGAACTTCATCAGACCTTCGATGTCTTCGGAAGTCGGATTGATCATTCGGACAACCGGCTGTGCGCTTCCCGCAAACTTCCAGTTCACGAGGAAGAGGTTAGGGAACACCTCAACATCATAGAATACGAGGTCTGCCGCATCGTTTTTTGCAGAGGGGGCATTATCGGCGGACTTAAACGGCATCTTGTTGACCAACTTGATACAGTATTCCGCCTGATTCGTGCTGTTTGCGGCGAATGCTAAGACGGCATTGCGCATATCGGTGACATCATAAATCATGCCGCTTTCATACGCATCCGTCAGGATCTTGTGGATAAAGTCGATACTGGGCTTTGTCGCCGAATGGATCTCCTTATTGAGATTTCTCTTGATTTGGACTCTAAGCCCTTTCTCGCTCTGAACCGCCTTGTTGTTTACCATGCTGCTTTCTCCTTTCAATGGTAACCCAGAGCTGATGGTCGCAATAGGTAAGTTGTTGAACTTTGTGAGCTTCCGGCGCAGAGAGCTTTTTCCCGTGAAGACCTTTACTTCGATATGGTCGTCATAGATGCGGCTCAATCGTGTCGGATCGCCTGTGTAAATATAATGCAGATGGATACCCTGACCGCCCTTACTGACTTCGGCATATGTTGGGGGCCACTTACTCGCCTCGGCCAAATTCAGATCAAAGCACTTGTTTCCGTTTTCGTCCGGAATATCAAAGTCAATGACAATGTGGTTTTCCGGGACCTTGACATAGTGCAATTTCGAGGTATCCAACTGAGAAAGAGTTCTCTTGACATTCTCCCATTTCTGCGACGGAGTTTCTTTAGAGGTCGCGTACTGTGCAGGACAACCAGCACAATCTCTGTCGAATGCCGATTCGGTTCCATCGAACTGAATTGTCAAAATATCAGTTTTCGGTTTCTCCTCGGCAACCTGCTCCTCAAATTTCTCGGTTCTGAAACCGCTGTAATAGCTTCGGACCCGAGTCCCGTCCTCCAAGCTGAAACGCTCGGTATAGTCATGGAAATAGTTCTTCAACTCTTCCTTGAACGCTCGCTGGCTGAGCGGATATACGACCTTTGCCTCCTCGTTATAGGTCTTATACATCTCCCATGCCGCTTTGAGCGATGTTCCGTCTTCACGCTTGAAGACATAGTAGGAATCGACGATGTAGTTATAGAAGTCGTTGGACGCTCCCAGCATTGCAATCGGAATATAACTGTCGTAATACGCAGGGTCTTCCAAATATACTTCCTGACAGTGGTAAGCAATCGGACCGAGTTCAAACGGGATGTGCTTCATGATGGTCTTATACTCGTTCGCTTCGACTTTATCGCCGGTTGGCGAAACATCAATCAAGCGACGGATCAAACCGGACTTTGCGTCCGTAATACGAACCGGCTTATTCGTTCCCATAAAGAGAAAGGCCTTAAAACGGTTTGCGTAGGTTGATTTGAATTTTTCGTTGACCGTCATCAGCTCATGTGAAACAAGGCTGTTGAGTCTTGTGTTGTCCTCGATGCGGGACAAATCGCCATCGTGCTGAATTGCGACAAGCGGATTTGTCTTGAATGCTTCCAGCGCAAATGCATTGCTCGACGATCCAAGTGCCTTTGCGTCGAACACCGAGTAATACCCTTCGAAGAGCTGCTGTATGATGTTGAGCACCGTGGATTTACCGGTACCCGCCGCACCATACAGAACCATGAACTTCTGAAGCCTCTTGGATTCGCCGGAAACGACCGAGCCAATCGCCCATTCGATTTTGTGCCGCTCATCGGGGGAGTACAGAACACTCATGAGTTTGTCATAAGAGTTTGCATCGCCCCGTTCAAGCGGATAGCTCAGTCGTTTGCTGGCGTAGTCTTTTTTACCCGTCTTGCTGTTTGAAAATATCAGTTTTTCGTCAAGCATGTGGAACTGGTCCTTCATCTGCTTTTGGCAGTACCGGTGCCAAGTGTCGATCATTCCGGTTTCGGCATCCCACATGTGCATGACTCGATAGTTGTTATCGAAACGCTTGCAGTTTTCCTCGGCATATCGGTCCAGTTCGCGGTCGATCAGGTCAACCGCATCCTGTTCATCAGTCGACCACAATCCCCGTTCCTCAATCCAGATAGCGTAGAAATCGCCGCCTCTAATCATGAGGTCGCTGCTTTTCTTGATGATAAACTTGGGATAGATCTCGATGATACCACGCTTGCCACTGCGCGTTGCAATCACCAAGAAGTCTAACATTGATTACTCTCCTTCGCCGTGCTCCAGCTTCTTTACTCGAACAGAGAGCTGATAGACCTGCTCCTCCAGCTTTCTGCGTTCCATTTCAGTCAAGGCGGTAAGAGCAAGCGCCCCCACCGCGAGAACCTTGCAAACTTTCGTGCTATGAGCCAGCCGTCTGATCTGCTCGCAGGTGTCCTTAGACGGCATGATCGTCACGAAAATATCATGCGTGATCGTGTTCATGTTAAACTCCCTTCTTTGATGATCTCGTTAAGATAGCAATTCATCTGGTACCAGATTTCCACAGATCGCATATCAAACCGAGGGCTGCGAATGGTGAAAAGACCGCCCCTGCCATCCACCTCATATTCTCGATCCAGAAAACGGTCGAGAATATCATCAACCCGCACAGGGTCGAACCGAGCATCGCTCATGGAGCCAAGACCCAAACTGACAATCATACTCCAGAACCACTGTCCGGTACGATTGCCAATATCAGGATCGTCCATAAGATGCTCTTCGCAGCGGATGGCGAGGGCAATCATCATTTCAAGGATGCTGCACGGTCGAATATCAATACAATTCGCAATAACAGCATCGTGATAGCCTTGCTCGCGACCGAACCGATACCTAAGCTCGATGCCATCTTCGGCTCGGTTGCCGTCCATCGGAAGCGTGTATTCAAACTCCGTATCATGGAGCTTATGAAACAGTCTTCGATAGGACTTGTTAGAATATCGGTCGTCGACCACGAGCCGGTACATCCAGTCAAAATACGGATCGTTAAGCTCGTTCTTGGTCAAAGTCAGACCTCCTCGTCATCGTCGGGAGGAAAGTTTTTTCTGAACTCGCTGAAATCACGCAGATCCTTGAGGATTTGGTAATCGCAGCGTTTGGCGTCATTTCTGACGAACACAGAGTCATCTTCGTATTCGCCAAAGTGCTTCAGACCATCACCGATGATTTCCTCCACATCATCGACAATGTCTCCGCACTCATCCGCCAGAATGCCATCGGCGAAATAGCTCAGGCTCACTTTCGTGTAACCATCCAGTTCACCAAAGTCATCGGGCGAGATGACATAAGGTGTCTCTCCGGGATTTTTTGCAGGCTTGTCCTCAACGGTCCTGGAGTAGTCCGTGTAACCGGAGTCCTGCAAACATTGCGCGTAGTCCATGAGAGACTTTTTGTCAACATTTTTTGCCTGATTGACGACCGTTTTTTCAGTATTGTCGATAACGGCCTGTTCTCTCTTGGAATAGACTTCCTTTACCGATGCGATTTCTTCCTCGGCGATCTTGGCGTACTTATCCTTGAGATAATACCAAGTGCCTGCCGCACCGATGGCGGCCCCTACCACAAAGGCGAGACCGGTCGCTCCTTTACTCATCGTTATCCTCCTCATCTCTGATGCTCATGACTGTCATGGCAAGACCGCCGAAGAGTAAAGCGCCACTCAACAGCAATCCGCCGGTGATGTGACGCTTACGCTTCGTGTCGAGAACATAATCCATCATGGAAATGAAATTAGCGATTCCCTCCATGTCGGTCACTCCTTGTAGCTGAGGACCGCCGCGCCGCTGACAAGGCAGAGGCCGGACATGGTCGCCAGAGTATAAGAGAGCAGGGAAAGCATGATCTTCTTCATCATAATAATTCCTCCTTAATCGTAGCTTGAAAAGTAGTGGTTTCCTTCCTGAAACATGGGGACACCATATTTGCTGTAATGGTTTGCGTTGAAGAATATCACATCGAAATCCGTTCGATTTTCCAATTCTTCTTCGACGAGCTTCACCAAGCTATCCATAACATAACAACGTTTGATTCGCTCACCATACATACCGGCGTACTGATTCTTCTGCCAAACAACCTCGGAAATCGTATTCGGGAAGCGCGCGTGATCGACACGATTGAGAATGCTGTCGATAACCAGTCTCTGTCCGTACTCGCTTTCGCCCTCGGCTTCAGCCATGGTGCAAATAGCGATGAGCTCGATTTCCTCTCTGGTTGCAAGAGGCTCTTTCTCTTGCAAAATATCAGTATCCGGAGCGGGGTCATCAAAGACCAAAGAGAGATGCTCCGTCTTGATAACGGGGGGCTCAGGGATCACGTCAGTGTCAGACGGTTTCGTGGAGATCGCATGGGTAATGCCGCAGAGTGCCAAAACGATAAACGTCAGGCAAAATATCAGTCGTTTCATGGTTTTTCTCCTTACACGAGGTAATCGTTCTGGTGATCGACGATTTTGGAAGTGATGTCGCCGACCACATTGAAGTCCAGAATGTACGCACGCTTGTACTCGTCCGTATCAGCGTCATGGCGGCGGATCTCGGAAATGCCGAAGTCGACGAAGTTATCGCCATACGGCTTCTTGTCGTCATAGATCCAGCCAACAACAGCGCCGGCCTTGGTGCGCTTGAAGCCGAGCATATCGTAGATCTCATTCAGGAACAGATGACCGCTGGATTTGAGCATATCGTTTGCCTGAGCCTGACGAGCACGCAGGTAATAGAGGTTCATCTCGTTGTCCTGCTTCCAGTCGGGATGACCTTCTTCGAACACCTTTGCATAGGGGCCGTAGTCAGAGCCGTCCCAGTTCTCGCCGGCAACGTTCACATTCTGCTTGACTTTCTTTTCCTTACCCTTGTCGTCGGTAACGGTCTCTTCGATCTCCTGCGCCTTGATGTTGTAGCGCAGTTCCTTCTCGACCTGCTCGCCGAAACGCTCCAGAACACGACCGCGATAATCCTTGAAGGACTTATCAACGGCGGCATAAGCGGCTGCCAGAGCAACATTGCGCTTCTTCATGATGTTGTGGCTTGCGAGAATGCTGGTTGCAGACACCGCGCCGAGAAGAACAGCGGGGGCATACAGCTTGGCGAACTTTGCGCCGGAATGAATATAAGCGAGGGCGAGATCCTTCTTGTGATCTTCTTCGGAGTAAGACTCACCGGCCTTGGTGATGCCGTTTTCCTTTGCTTCACGAATATCAGTGAGAGAGTTCTTGGTCTCCTCAATGATAGCACCGGCCTTGGTGGTTGCCTTGCAAGCGAGAACAGTGCTCACAACAGCTCCGACAATGCCTACGCCAACGAGGATCTCGGGGCTCTTCTTCTGGATCGCAAAGCCGGCCTTGCCGAGGGCACGCTTTGTGGTGGTCATGATTTCATTTGCTTTCATGGTAATAAATCCTTTCTGATTTTGTAATTTTATGGTTCAGTTTTCGAGCTCTCTCATGTATTCGTAATACTCGGCCTCTGTCGGAAAGAGCATCCATCTTCCACCGACGAAGCCTTTGTATCCGCTTGAAACAGAATATCCGTACATGATGGCACCTCTTTTTAAGAAATCTGAATTGCTCTGGGGAGCTGCAAGATGTAGCCGTCCCTCACACGAACGACCTTTGCGCTCTGAATGTCAGTCCAGCCGTACTTGTCAGCCATGTAATTCTGACAAGTGAGTCCGGCCAGGTCATAGAGATCCAGTACGCTGGCCATACCGTAGTTGGCGATGACAGACTCTAACTGGTCGAGAACAAGGTCTGCATCTCCACGATTGTCAAAGACGATGTCATCGAACTCAAAGCCAGCAACCGGTCTCGGCCGCTGATTGTAGTTCCTACGATCATCTCTGCGGGGATCGTCATAATATCTCTGATACGAGACTTTGGAGCCGTTGCTTTTTCTCCCGCCGATACGACCGGACTCTCCGAAGAGGAAGATGCTTACAACATCGGCGATGGCATTTTTTAAGCCGGGGACGACGACATCTGTAATGATGAAGCTCTTGACATTTGTGATTTCATCAGGCATGAATACGCCCGCGAACTTTTTAACGTCGCTTTGCTTGCGAGTCTTGGCCGCTCCGCTGACGACCTTTTCCACTCGTTTCGAGGGAGGGCCTGCGGTTTCTCTCGCGCTGTGGGAATTATCGGGATAATCGGGCATTGGTACACCTCCATGTTTTGATAAAAGAAAAAGGGAAAGCGCCTTGTTTTAGGCACTCTCCCTTATAGAACTATGCAACTTACTTTTTAGTTCTCCGTGGAATCCTCTTCGTTCGGATCGAGTACGATCACATTGCTTTCCGCGGCTTTGGCCAGCTTCTTCGCGGCGACCTTCTCCCCGATAATCACCCGCAGTTTCTTCGCTCCGCCGATCATGGCATATGCGATGAAACCTCCGATGACACCGGCGAGCATAGCACCAGCGTTAGAGCTGTCCTGAGTCTCGTTGGCTTCAGTGGCCTCGTTTTCCTCGGTCTCATACCAATTCTTGTTTTCCATAGTAAAATTCTCCTTTTCAAAAGTATTTTAGTTGATTGGTTCTCCATAATAGGAGATGTAAAATCTGCGATTTTTAGTGAATATAACGCGGAGGATTGTGATGGCCGATGACCAAATATGGGATGCCATCGACAAGCTGGGAGCTGAAATCAAGGTCTATGTACCCTTTGTCGATATCCCATCCGAGATTTTCTCCAACGGACGAGTCACAAGGGTCGAGACCGATCTCCTGCAAGAAGTCGTTGATCGTAATGACCATATCGTCCCGCATCTGCTTATTCAGGGTATTTTCCGCTTTTCTGAGCGTTTCCATATCGGATTTGAAGCAGGTATTGGTGAGCGGGTCAAAGCAAGGTGTTTCTCCGCTGCCGGTGGATATAAATGTGCGTTCTTTGACGTCCGCTTTTTCCAACTGCCCCTTAGCGACCGCATCTCGGATCGCCTGCTCTTTCTTTTCGCCAACGACCTCAACGGCTTTCTCCTTGTATTCCTTGAGTGCAGTTTCGGAAATAGAATATGCCGTGGCGAGTGCCGCGTTTCGACGAAGGTTCGCCGAACTTGCTCCGATGAGACACGCCGTAGAAAGGGTGCCGGTAACGATAGCCGGAATATAACATTTCCAAGTGGTCGCGACGATTTCTTTGTTACTCAGACGCCGCTCCTCCTTGATTTCTCGGTCGTCAATGAGCCGCATGGCCTTCGGCGTTGCTCTGACAGCGGATACTGTGGTCGCGAGCATCCCCGCAATACCGATACCGGTAAGGATTTCGGGGCTATGCTTTTTCATAGACTTCTGGGCACTTTTAAGCGCCTCGACGATGGTTTGTTTCGTCATTTGTTATCTCCTCTCTCAATAATTGTAGGCATTCATTTGCAAAATCGAAGGCAATCAAAAATATCATACCTTCGTCCGTATCCCCAGCGATAGAAGAGAACGCCATCATTTTCAAAGCAAATTCTTCCATCGTGTCTTCGGGATTTTTCATGGGATGATCCAATATTGCTTCGATCATCTCGCAGGCCGCCCATCTTGAAAAACAAACCTCTTCAAACTCATGCCGCGGCCAGTACACCTCTGGATCGTCCGATTCATTCAGGTATTCAATCAGTGCTTGTACAGCCATATCGTTGGTCATAAATCACCTCGAAAAAAGAGGAAGAGCCCTGTTTAGGACTCTTCCTCTTCGTTTCTGGCTGCAAGCGCTTCGTTGACCTTTTCCTCGATAATCGCTTCCTGCTCCTTGCCGTCTGCCCATCCGGATAATAATGTTCCGACTCCTCCGAGGACAATTCCCGCAAGGCTCAGCAGCTTAAAAATATTTCTCTGGTTCATAAAGCATAGCCTCCTTTCCATAATATACGGTGTTGTTTTTGCGAAATATCAGCCGCCCCACTCAGATTCGAGCGCTGGGCCGAAGACGGCGTCGATAATGTAACAGGGGACCTCTCCACTCAGACCATCATCAACCATTGCTTTGGAATGATTGAAGTCGATCCAATAAATTTCATCGGAAAGCATCCAGCCAAGTGTGTCTCCCTCCGGAATATGCTCAATGCCAAGAAAATCATAGAAGTCGTTCAGCGTTACGAATGCACCAAGGACCATATTGCGATTGCTATGGTATTCCGCTTGCAAGACCTGGCTGATCGTCGCTTGAAAATATCTTTGAGAGAAACTATCGTAGAACAGTAGCTGCTCTACATCGGCTCCCTCGAATTCTAAGCAAGAGGAAGAGAAGCCACCGCAAGCTGTGATGGGCGGCGTTGTGCTTTTTTCAACGGCAAGCGATTCCATGATCTTTTTATGTGCCTCTTCGCCATACAGCTCTTTCAATTTTCGCTTGTAATCGGAATAAGAGCGATTGACAAGCGCGTAAGCACTTGCAAGGGAAGCCTGCTGCTTTTTGTTGAGGGTGTTTGCGCCGAAAATGCATACGATCGTAGCGGCGCCCATAGCTGCGGCGGGCACATAGCATTTCCAACAGGATTTCACGATCTCAACCTTTGTTGCAGCATTAGGATCGCCGTCATGGTTTCTTCTGCTGTCGGCCTTGATAAGGCTATCCGCTCTCGGCGTTGCCTTAACCGCAAGCACCGCAGTCGCCACAACGCCAACGGCTCCGATGCAGGTCAGAATGGTGGGGGATGCCTTCTTCAAGCTCCTCCCGATTTTAGGGGTGTGTTTCATTCAAATTCTCCTTTCATTTCATGGCATTTAAGAGATCTAAAATATCAGCAGCGACGGAACTGGCAGTTTGAAAGATCTCGTGCATTTCTTGGTTTTCTCCCGAATGCTTTGAATAGCGAGCCATCTTCATTGCGAACTCGCGCGTGAATTTAATAAATTCGTCGACCGATCCGTTGGTGCGGGAACCGAAGCGTTTCCTGACATAATGCTCAAGCTCTTGAAGCGCCCACTGTTTACAACTTGCCTCGTTGAACTCTTTTTTCCATTTCCAAAGAGGCGGCGGCGTCCAAGCATCCATAGTGTAGGTGTCGCACAAGATCAGTTCAAATTGCTCGATGTTCATGCTTTCTCCTTTCATCAAAAATAAAAAGTAAAGAAACAGTATCGGATTCGAACCGATAACCTCCTCAGATGTGAGGCGCTCTACCATTGAGCTAACTGTTTCTCCATAATATAAGTTGCAAAATCTGCGAAAAAGAAAAGAGCCGCGTAAAACGGCTCAATTTCTCAGACTCCAATCGTCTTAAGCAGTTTATTGAGTTCTTCCTTTGTGAGATCTGCGTCCAAATCCAGATGAATATGTGTCCGATCATCAACAACGGTGGTTCTGAACTCGTTGAGCTGAATATCTACCTCGCAGCCCAATTTTGTCCGAACCGCTTTCTTTGCGATCCTTGATACAAGTCCTGTCATGAATTTAGATTGAATTTTCATCTCATCCATACTCCTAACTCCTTTCACAGATATTGGTTATCCATAATAGGAGCTGTCGATTTGGCGTTAAATATCACGCCGATCAAAAACGGTTTCCCATCTTTGCTTTGGCAGCGGCTTCATTTTCAAAGCCCACATGATTTGGCGGATCGTCACGGTCGGCCATAGCCCGTCCGTACAAGTTCCGGCCCGTGTATCAAAGAATTCCTTGAATTTGGGGTGAATATAAAGCGCATCAGTAAGCCATGCGTCAACCTCAGTCCAAAAAGTAGATTTTGTTTTCTCATCGTAGCGCTGTTGGATTACCGCAAGTCCTTTTTCGTTGATTTCAAAAAGCGTGCAGCTATCGTAGACGGGATGGTCGCAAATATAACGCTTTCCGTACATCGACAAATAGATGATTGGTTTTTCGTAATGGTATCGCATATCTATCTCCAAAACAAAAGAGGAAAGCCCCTGTTACAGGACTCTCCTCCGTTGATAATGCTTTTAATCGTCAAACATTTTGCATGACGCTTTGCAGTAAGGGTAGGGACCTCCGCAAGCTCGACAACCAGCGGGCGGCATATCGTTCCTAAAGATCAGATATTCGTCGCCTCTTTCATCGAGTCCGAGTTCCATTTCATTTGCACTCTCGTACTCGTAATCCAATTCTTCAATTTCCCATCCACAGGACGGGCAGGCATAAATATCGCATCCGCCTTCAGGATCTTCTCTTCGATCCATCACCGCTCCACACTTGTTGCAGATTGCGTATCCCTCGTTCAGATAGTTCATTAACTCACTACCTGCCGGTTTGATAACCTTTTTACCTTTTCTGCGCACTTTCATTACCTCCTTGTTAATCTGGAAGTATCCGTAATTATACAGCTCTTCCGGTATTAAGTCGAGAGATATAAAGAGCTCTTTGGTATCTCCTTTCCATAAAGCACTCTGTAAAATTGACGAAAAAAGCGAAGAGAGCGTGTTTTTTACACGACTCTCAACGCCCGTTGACTCAACTCTTTCGAGTAGGTTTGAAACGATTGAACAGATTCTTGAATGTCTGGGATGTAAACGTTCCAGTTTCCTCGAACCTCAATCCTCGTTTCATCCAAACACCGTAGAACATCAGCGGCAACACCAGTTCCGCCGCGGCAATGCCGATCTTCGCATACCGATCGAGAGCGTTCTCGTCAAGCTGGAATGCTTTCAAAGCCGCGTCATCAATCCGACGCTCAGCCCTTTCCTCAATCTCAGCTTTCGTTTTGATCTCGTCGATGCGAAGCTTGTGCAGTGCCGCGAGGTTCTTAATTACCTCCGTTTTCTTCTCGGTGTCGAACTGTTCCGAATTGAGATTTTCGATTTCTCTTTCGATCACATCGTCCAACAATTCCTTGATTTCTGCCATTTTGCATTTCTCCTTTCAATAAGTTGGTTCCATAATAGGGGATGTTATTCGTGCGGTAAGAAATTTTTGTTGCGAACGGTAAACGTGACATTTTTCATGCCGGAAATGGTTTGCACGTCTGTATCCAATTCAAGAAAAAGAAGCGGTTCGCTCATTGGGTCCGAACGGTCGACCCGAAGATCCCCGACCGGAGCGCTCCTACGAAATATAAATGCCCCAATCGCAAGTCCAACGATAATGCCGACAACAACACCGATAATAAGTTCCATGCCATACCTCCAAAACGATTTTCAGATTTTTACCCCTGGCAATTTTCCAAATACTAATTTAGCATTTGATCCGGTCACCCGCGTGCTGGAAAATATAAAAGAAAAGGACCCCATCACAGGGCCCCATTCTTATTCTTTTGGAATTTTGTCTTCGTCTTTTCAATCTTATTCGAAACATAGCTTCTAACTTCGGGATTGGCCAAGACAGTTAACGATACTCCAATGGCTGGTACGATAACCTGTCCAATCCAAAGACGTAATTCACGCGACGCTTCGATTTGCTTGTAAGTCATAAACAAGCCTCCTTTCCATAAAGGGGTTTGTTTAATCTGCGGAACTGTCAATCACGCTCCTTGCTTAGCAGCCAGAAGAACCGCCGATACAAAGTGTAGTAGACCTCTCGACAGCAAGGGATTGCATACTGCATTTTCAAGGCATTGTAGGACAGGCCCTCCGTAACACCTCGTAAAATATAAGGATAGAGGTCTCCGTCCGTACCAATAGCAGCTTGCTCGACCAGTTCCATCCGTTTGGCAAAAGACAGACGGGACTCCGCGCATCTTGCGGTCGGATCGCTGCGAAGTTGCCCGGTTTGAACGAAAATATCAAGATCGTTCGGACGGCCGCTTAACCCGAGCAGGGCGTCGTAGGCCTTCTTCCAGGTTGGGTACTGAAGGCAGAAATGTTTCAGCTCGTAGTACCGGTGCTTGCTGATCCAGTACGGATTTCTTTCAGACAGCTCCGGACGAATTTCAGTTGCCACTATCGTCGTTCTCCTTTCCATAAAAATCCCGTCTCCTCGTAGAGACGCTTGGGGGAGATGTAAAAGTTGATACGGCCGTAGCGTGAGTCCATCTCCTCAATGGTGGTAACTAATTTTCCGCCGCGTGTGGCTTTGCCGATGGGGAGCCAGCCCGAAACGATGCCGGCACGAACCCACGAAGCATCTTTACCATACACGCGAGCCGCAACAGCGACAGGAACGGACCCTTGTGGAAATTCCAGCTCATTCATTGGCGTCCACCTCCTTTCAACGGCTATTCTAAGTTAGAAACCACGCTTTGTTAAAACAACCTCGGTGGACCAGTCGCAAGCTTTCCATCGAAGCATAGTCACTTCGCAAGGATAGTCTTCAAACCCAATCGTATCGCAGGTGATAAAACCTTCAAGGACGCCGATTATAACCTCAGCCTCATATTGCTTGTATGGAAATATCAGTTCCGGAAGCTCTCGGTGGATAGAACCGCAGCGTATGCATTGAAGCCGCCGCATTGGTATCTTCCATGACTTTCGCCCTTTCGTCCGTACCAGCCGTTCGACCCGATCGTAATATTTCAATTCGCCGCCACATTTGGGACAAGATGATGCATCATTCATAACCATAACTTCTCTCCAAAAAATAAAATGTAGGAATAGCTTGACAAATTCCTACACCATCATATATGATTATAAAGGACAAATCAACTACGGAGGTGATCCAATGCTTGTTAAGTGTCCAGAGTGTGAACTACAAGTAAGCGATAAGGCCTCGGCTTGTCCGCATTGCGGATATCCCATGAAGCCATCAGTTAAACGAAAACCGAGAGCCAAAAATAACAAGCGGAGACGCCTCCCGAATGGGTTTGGCCAAATCAGCGAAATAAAAAACCGTAACCTTCGAAACCCATTTCGGGCGATGGTTACGGTCGGGAAGACTTCGGACGGCAAGCCCATTTGCAAGCCGCTCAAGCCTGACTCGTATTTTGCTACTTATAATGATGCTTACACAGCGCTTGTTGAATACAATAAGAACCCTTATGATCTTGGGACTGCGATTACGGTCAAAGAACTCTACGATAAATGGTCGGAAGAGTATTTCAAGACACTAAAATCTGAGGGCAGTGCACGAGCCGTTACCTCGGCCTGGAAATATTGCTCGGCCGTCTATAATATGCGAGTTATTGATCTTCGTGCTCGCCATGTAAAAGGTTGTATGGACGAGGGTGTCGCCACCGTTAGAGGAAAAGAGCAACTGGCAAGTGCTTCGATGAAAAATAAGATCAAGTCCCTGTTCAACCTGATGCTTGACTATGCTTTGGAATATGAGATCGTCGACAGAAACTACTCCCGCACATTTAAGCTGACTGACGAAATGATCAAAGAGATCCAGAAAGTCAAGAAAGGACATATACCTTTTACGGACGAAGAAATATCAAAGCTTTGGGATTATGTTGACGACAAAAACTTTGTTGATGTGATGCTCATTCAATGCTATTCTGGCTGGAGGCCGCAGGAACTCGGCTTGATCGAACTCGCCAACATCGATCTTGAAAACGGCACTTTCAAAGGCGGTATCAAGACCGAAGCTGGTGAAGACCGCGTCGTACCGATCCACTCGAAAATTCGTAAACTTGTGGAGAGGCACTATTACAACGCCAAAGAACTTGGCAGCCCGTATCTATTCAACTGCAAAGACAATCGAACCGGCAAAGTCCTGATGATGAATTACCAACGCTATAAGGCTGGCTTTGACATGGTTCGCGACGAACTCAAACTAAATCCAGAGCATCGTCCACATGATGGACGGAAGCATTTTGTCACGGCTGCAAAGAATGCGGGCGTCGATGAATATGCAATCAAATACATGGTTGGACACAAAATCTCCGATATTACCGAAAAGGTATATACACAAAGAGAATTTGACTGGCTGAAGGAAGAAATTGAAAAAATAAAATAGGGTGTATTTTGTGTAGGAATGTCGATGTAGAAATAATATAGGAATAATATATGACTTACCTACATTTCCACCCTTTCGACCACATCTTACTACTGCTTAAACTATTGAAATAACAGCACTTAGCAGCGAGTAATCCGAAAAGATGTTTCTATGGTAAAAGCATAAACTCCCGTATTCAAGCCCATTTTACCCCCAAGGTGTAGGAGTAGTCAAGAAGTAACCGACTCTCCTACACCTTTTAGGGCCTTTAATTACTGTTTGCGGATCTGCCCGAGGGCCTCTTTCAACTTATCAAAACCAAACATTGCCGCATACGCCACCATGAACGCCAGAACCACCGCGGCAAAGATCATATACCATACCACGGCGATGCCCTTGATGGAACAATATGCAAAGAAAGCGCCCAGCGTCAGTACCAGCGAAACGATCATCGCCAGAGCATTCGTCGGCAGCTTATCCCAGGTGACCTTCTTCAGCACCTGCACAACGATGTTTGTCAGCACCACCAGCACGCCGATGATGCTGATAATGACAGACAGGTTCAATACCTCTTCCATATCCTTTTCCTCCTATCAGCCCACGCCGTCCGGCGGAGTAGAGTTACTCTTATCGGGCCAGTTGTTGTTTTTGCTGAGATTTTCGACCAGCGACTTGATCCCGTAAACCAGCACCACGCCAATGATCTCCTTGAGCGCCACTTGCGAAAGGCTCTCCGCGATCTGCTCCCGTCCGAGTCCCGCGAGGATATAGCTGCACCATACCCACGCAAGTCCGTTAAGGAGGCAGACCCAAACGATGCCTTTCATCATGGTCAGCCTTTTCTTCTCGGAAGAAGACGGGGGGTCTTTTTCAGCGTTACCTCCCGCCCCCTCTTCCGAAATATCAGTAAACGGTTCTGCTTCTTTGCAGGCCTTGATCTGCTCGGAAAGGCCGATGTCCCACCTGCTCACAGCCCCGCCACCTCCTTATTCTCGTCCTGAAGGAAGTCCCGTTTTTTCAGCCGTCGCTTGTAAACCTCTCGAATGTTCTCGATGGCGATTTCCGCGCGGCTGTTTGGATAGTCCGGGTGCTTTTCGCAATAATACTCGTACTTGTCGATGTACCCAAGCACCTCTACGAATTCTTCTTTCGTGTGACGGATCGGACGAAGCAGCTCATTGTTAAAGCGAAGGATCGCGGCCCGCCAGTCATCGGCCCGGCCTTGATCGTCCGTTTTAATGTGTGAGTCCAACTTTTTTTCGATCTCGTCGAGGCGCTTTGAAATATCAGCGTTGATTGCCTTCCCGACGGACTTTGCGAGTGCCGACCATGGGTTGATTTTGACGGGGGCGATTTGCACCAGTGTCATAAGGATCAGGAGCAGACCGCCCCCGCCGGCTATCATTTCTTGAACAGTCACGTCTTAATCCTCCGGTGCGGTTATTTCGCCTTGAGCATGGCGATGAGCTCCTGATACTCGCTTTCGGTCAGCTTGCCGGCTGCGAAGAAAATATCAATCTTCTCCTCAAGACCGTTGGTCTGGCCGCGCTCGATCATGCGCTTCAGAGTGCGATACAGCATAGTCGTTTCCTCCTCTCCCTGTTATTCCGTAAGACCCAGCTCAAGCAGGGTCAGTCGGTATTCGTGATCCACGCTCATCGCGTCCGTATCTTGGACGATGGAGTCTGTGTTTTTCTGAGCGCGGAACAACGCATCGTTACTGCGGTCGACCTCGTTGTCCTTACCCTTTGCAAGGTAGGTGTCGTAATTCTCCCGCACACTCGCTGCAAGTCCGGGCCAACGCTCGACCTCAACGCAGTATTCGTCATACTGGAACCCGTCGAGACCTTCCTTGTCCTCGGCGTTCGTAGCGATCTTGCACGCCTCAACATTCTGGTAGAGACGGACAAGACTTCTGTTCGTCCCCGGGATCTCTTCCACCGTAAAGTTGCCGGGGTTGACCATTCCCTGTACTTTCATGAAAAATCCACTCCTTTTTATGCCGCCTGGTATGGCGGATATAATGCCTGAAGTCTTCTGCACTCCTTTCGGACGACTTTCTTCAGTGCAAACATCGTCTTGGGCTGGTAATGTCTGTCCAAAACCTGCTGATGATTGCATTTGCGAAGCTGTCCGAGCCGTGAGATCAGCCCCGACGCCCTCTTGAACGAGATGACGCGGTTTCTATCTCGTCGGTAGTAGTAAAGATGAAGCGATTGCTTGAGCCGGAATAGATTGTGCTTTCGCAATATCGTGTAACCGTGTCCGAATCGGTATCCCAGAGCTGATGGTAAGCGCGGACGACGGTGCCGCTGCTTTTTCTTCGGCAAAGCCTGATGCGCTCTTTCGACCTTGGGCGTAAACCCGACGCGGAAGATCTGCCAGTTACCTTTGATCTTCATTCCGATCTCGGCAAGCCACTTCTTGATATCCTCCAGCAGCTTCCTCAGCTTTCGCTTGCTGGAACCGAAGATTGTGAAGTTGTCCATCTGCCGTACATAGTGTGATACACCATACTGCTTTTGATGGATCATCTGATCTAAGGGCTGGAGTGTTAAATGGAGAAACCATGCGGAGAAGAATGCGCCGATGAGAACTCCGTATTCCATAATGGCGTCGCATAGCCAGAGCGTTTCCGTGTCCTTGAACACGCGCTTTAAGGCTTGGATGACATACGGCGGGTCAAGCTCCTCAAAGCAGTGGTAAATATCGCATTCGCAGCAATATTTGGTGCCGGAAATATCATTCCGCATCCACTTCTTCAAAGCCTTGACACCGTAGGAATTCCCTCGGCCCGGAACGCTTGCGATACAGTACCGGTCCATGCTCCGCATGATGTGCGGGATCATCGGCTGTACCACCGCGTGATGAACATACTGGTCCGGCCAAAGGCGAGGCTCGTTGATCTCCCGCCATTTTCCTTTGCCGCTGTCCGCGTTGCGGTCCCAGCGTCGTCGCTTGAGAGGCGGGTGCATGTGTTCGTCTCCATCGACCAGACCTTGGATGAATGTTCGGAGCTTCTCCACATATTCATCCACATTGTTTTCAATCTCTATAACCGTTTTATTCAGGCTGTGATTGCCGTTTCTTCGGTGCCCGGCGTTCACTTCCAGAATAGCGCGGCGAAGATTTTCGTCAGATATGATCTCCTTATAAACTCGAACTCGTTTCATCAGGGATATTTCTTCCTCCTTGTAGCCTCACAACTGTTCCAGCGCCGCGGGTTGTTCCAAGGCGATACTTGGCCCGAAGTGTACTAAGCTGTGTCCTGTCGGCTCATCTTCAGCAAGTGCTGGGCGGTCAACCGTGCGATATAGAAAGGGTGAGGGACCCTGACTACCAAATGGAGGATTAGCCTGTGGCTTAGCAAGGATGCGACAGCCGATGTTGTCGTTCTGGTTCGACGTACCGTTGTAGTTGACGTAGAACGGACCGTAATTCTGGTTCTGGTTATAGTTACCGCCGTGGTGCAGGCACGGGTTACTACCGTTGAAGTTCCAGTTATCCGGGACCATCGTCTGCTGCACAGTTGACCCCCATGGTTAAATGGGTGTTGAAAAATATCAGTGAAATGCAAGGGGAAGGGGCTGCGGCCCCCTCACCCCTGCACCCCTACCTCTATCAGGGGAATAGTCACGCCGCCTTTGGCGGGCGTTCCTGGAGGCGACAGCCGATGCTGTCGTACTGGTCCGACGCACCGTAGTAGTAGACGCAGAACGGACCGAAATCCTGGTACCGGTTATAGCTACCGCCGTGGCGCAGGCACGGGTAACTACCGTCGAAGCCCCAGTTATCCGGGACATAGGTCGTTGTACTGCCGCCCGATGCGCTCGGGAACAGCGCCCATTCAAGGCCATTTGCCGTCGGGATCGTGAAGTCGGACGGGTAACCGCTTGTGGGCTTGCCGACCAACGTACCGTTCGCGTTGTCGCTGAAGTTGTTGGGATTGCTGATGACATTCAGGCCGTTATTGTTGTAATAACAGCCGTCCAGCCAGTCGAAGACATTGTCCCACCAGCCCTCGATATTGCGATACTGCGTAAAGCCATAGCTGTCGCGGTTTGCTGCGGTCGTACCAGTGTGGTAACCCATTGCGTCAGTCTGACCGTTGTTCATCTTGGAACCGTTCGTAGAGCAGCCTCTGCCGATGCGCTCACCGTTCCAGTCGGCAAACTCAACGAGGAACAGCATGTTCACATACCAGAACTGAGCAAAGTCGATCTGGTAGAAGTTGTTGCCGAGATTATGGATGCCGGTTCTTGCCTGACTTCTCGTGATGTTTACCTGCTGTGCGGCGCCCGTGGTGGATTTGTAGCCGCTGGCGCAGTGGTAACGGCCGATGTAGGAGAAATCCAGTTCTCCCTTGCCGTCGCCGCGGTTGCGGTTCACAGGGTCAACGGAGAAGCCCGCAACGGGACCGTCTGCGATCTGGAGCTTGAGCTTCTTGCCGGTCTTGGTCCACTTGAACCAATACTTCGGCTCCTTGACCTCAACGCCGCCTGCGCGAGTCTCCTTGACCATACCGCTCCACGGCATCTTGCCGTCAAAGGGGGAAGAACCTCCGCCGTTGTTTACTGCGGGGTTCGGTTCAGCAAAGCCGGCGGCCGCGTCCGTGCGCTTGCCTCTGGTGGAGCCGCCGCTTGTCCAATCCCATTCAACGCCGTAAATGGTCACGAACTGCGCCGTCACGGAAACCGTGGTATCAGAGGCTGCCTTATGGTTTGCCCCCTCTGCCACCTTCACCGTAATGACTGCGTTGCCGGTCGTATCGTTCACGCTCTCCACTGTCACAAGCCCGCTGGACTGATTGACGGATTTGATCTTCGCGACGCTCGTGTTGTTCGAGGTGGCTGTGATCGTACCGTTGCCCTTGCGGTTCACCGTAAAGGTGGCCGTTCTTGCACTGGTATTCAGCGTGATGGAAGACGGGCTGTTCGTCACGGTGTTCGCCGCCTTGCCGATGCTCCAGGAGGCGGTCTTACCACCCGTAGAACCGTCGGACCACTTGTAGTTGGAAGTGGGCGTAAAGGTAGCGGTGTAAGTACCGGCATTGATGGCGCTCGTTACGGAAACGGTCATCTTGCTGGTGTCGTATGCGGTGTTCCACGAAGGCATCTTCGGGTTGCCGTCATAGACAAGCGTCCCGCTCTGCGCGGGGACCGCCGCGATGGTAGCTCTGCCGATGGTCCACTTGATGGTCTTTGCCGCGGTCGTACCGTCCGTCCACATACCCTTCTTCAAGGTAAAGGTCGCCGTGTACTCGCCGGCATCGGTCTTGGCGGTTACGCTTACGGTGGAGTTGGCGCTGTCGTAATTATTCCACCTCGGCGTCTGCGCCGTCCCATTGTAGGTAAGCGTGCCTGCCTGAGAAGGGATACTGACAAGAACAGAAGTGATCGTCCACTTCACATTCTTGCCGCCGATAGAACCGTCGGACCACTTGTAGTTGGAAGTGGGCGTAAAGACAGCGGTGTAATCACCCGCGGCAACGCCGCTGGTATCGCCGCCGATGGTCATTTTGCTGGTGTCATAGCCGTTCCAACTCGGCGTCTTGCTCGTACCATCAGCGATAATGGTCCCCGTCTGCGTCGGAAGCGCGTCGATGACCGCTCGCTCGATCGTCCACTTCACGCGGGCTTCATCGGAGCCGTCCGGGAACACGAAACCATAGAAAAGCTTGAACAAGGCGGTATATTCGCCCGCATTCGATGCACTGGTCACCCCGGTGATCTCCATTTTGAGCAGATCAAAGCCGTTCCAGCTCGGCGTCTTGTCAGAGCCGTTGTAGACGAGCGTACCCGTCTGTACCGGCGCGGCAATCGTCTTTCCCTGCACCGTGACCGTCAGATCAGTGCTCTTCGTCACGCCTTCATAGGTGTAGGAGAGCGTCATGACCTGTCTGCCAAGTGTGGAGAAATTCGTTGTCGGATAAGTGTAGTCAGTAACAGCCGCCGAGCTTCCGTCAGAGAAAGACGCGGTCACGACCATGCCGGCCGGATCGAGGCTTTCCTGATACTGATACACCGTCTTCGTGGGCTGCTTGGTGATTGCGATGCCGGTAAGCACCTTTTCAACCGTAACAGCCACAGAAGTGCTCTTTGTGACGCGGCCCTCGGTGTAGGTGATGACAACCTCGCTCACGCCGTCCGTAAGAACAGCGGGCGAAACGGTATAACCCGTCACATTTGCCATCAAACCGGCTCCGTATTGCGCGGTCACGACCATGCCGGTGGGGTCGAATGCTTCACCGGACTTATAAGTCGTTTTATGAGGCGGAGTGGTCACAGACAGGCTTTCCATCTTCGGAGAGCTGCTGCCACCTCCGCCGGAAAGGTTGAATACCTTACCAACGTTACTCATTTGTCCCGACCTCCAGTCGAACGATAAAGACGGTCAGGTCGACAGTCGGCGTTGTGTTGCACCGGAAAGTCATCTGTCCGTTTGTGGTTACATTGTCGGCGTTCACGCCATAGCTGTCGTAGACCTTGCGGGTCTCGGCGTCCGCTCCGACAAAATAGACATAGTTGCTGTCAGCTAAGAGGGAAGCATGTGCAGCAGTCTGTGCTCCGCCGCTCCAATTCGCGGCCGGCAGAGTAACAGAGATGCCGATATGCTGGACTTCCTCCAGTCCGGCGGCAACAAGCTCCGCCAGCTCAGCCACCTGCTTGGCGGAATCTTTCTTCCCCGCGATTGCCAGCTTCCTGAGATGGTCAAACGAAGAGAACTTATGCTCTGCCATGTATCGTTACCTTCCTTTCAAAAGGTGGAACGGGGGACAGGAAATCCCCATCCCCCGCTCGTGCAAATTAGACGGTCGCAGCACCGAAGACCTCAGTCAGCATGGCGTCGACTTCCTCGTCGGTAGCCATCACGATATCAGTCTTCTTGACATACGCCTCCAGGGCGGTGTTGATCGCGGCAGTGACCTCAGTGGTCTTGGCGTAGTCACCAATGCTCAGCGCGGCGATCGCCTCGGCGATATAGCCGACAACATCGGTGGCGACGGCGCCCTCGGGCAGAGTGCCGACATACTTCTTCAGGTTGGCGACGGCGGTCTTGTTCTCAGCGATGCCGGCAGCCATCTCAGTCGCCTCAGCACCGTGAGTAGCGACCCAGTCGATCAGCTCCTTGTAGGAGTTGACAACGCCGTCATCGCTGACCTTGGTGGAGAAGTCATTGAAAGCGTCGTCGATCATCTTCTTGATGGAGCCCGCGCCATCACCGGTCAGGACGTCGAGGTCGGCCTGCTTCGCCTTGGCGTTGATGGAGTCCTTCAGAGCCTTAGCCAGCTCAGCCTCGGAGACCTCAGCCTTGTAAGCGAGTGCGGCCAGACCGTGAACGGAAATATCAACGCCATTGGCGGCGATGGTACCGTTGGTCTTGCCCTCGGCAACCAGGATATCGGCGATCTTGTCGGTCAGGGTCAGCAGAGTGCCGTTGACCTTGATGCCTTCCAGCTTGTTGGGCTCGCCGCCGGCGGTAACGAGTTCGTCAACCTTACCGGACAGGGTGGTTACTCTTGCGTCGACCTTGCCGATCTCGCTCTTGGTGCGCAGCGCAAGCTTCTTGAGCTGTTCAATGGTAGTGTGCTTAGACATATACATGTCCCCCTTAAATATATTTGTTCACGGCTTTTTAGCCGAAAACATCGTTGAGTAAGTCATCCACTTCCTTGTCGGAGGCGGTGTTGTCAGGCGTGCTTCCACCGGGGTCGCTTGCAGCGGCAAAGGCGTTGTCCAGCATATCGTCCACTTCCTTGTCGGATGCGGTACCCGAAACGCTGTTCTTGATCTCTACGATCACCTCGGTCAGTGTCTTTCCGCTGAACCCCGCAGACGAAGGATCTCCGATGATCCCCATGATCTGTCGGTAGGCTTCGTCACCCATCGGTTCGCCGCCTCCGGAGCCGCCCGTGCCAACGCTGATACTGGCAGGGAAGAGGATCTTGCTGGTCACGTGCCAATCGGTCGACTTCTTCTCGGCGCCTTTCACGCCGTAAATGGCGATCTTAAGCGGGATGCCGCCGCGTTTCAGGCATTCAGCCGGAATTTCGCACCGGTCTTCGCTCAGAACAACTGCCATGCTGACGCCGCCTGCCTCAAAGAGAGCGGTCTTCGCAAAACCGTCCCAATCCTCGCTGAATGCAAATTCAACGGAATACGGAGTCGTTGCGTTCTGGATCAGCGTGGTGTCCTCAACCAGCATCGTGAAACAGTTTTTAATTGCGATTTTCAACTCATGCTCCCCCTTCTTCGATGTTGACCGACAGCTCAAGCCGGACAATATTCACCGTGATGTCTGCCATCGGGTCGGTATCGCATACAAATGTGAGGAAGCCGGTCGTGGAGATGTCTTTCGGACGCACATTGCATTCGAGATACTCTTCACGGCTGGCTTCATACGCATCGACCAGATACTTGTACTTGGCAGCCGCGACAAGACGGCTTTCAGCCACCGTGATCGAGCCACTTTCCCACCCGGAGGAGGGCAGAACAAGATCAAAGTGAATGCCGAGAACATCACCCGCACCCGTTCCGTTCAAACCGTTGTAGACGGAGATCGTGGTTTTCGTTCCGTCGGTCATCAGAACGGTGTAAATATCAGTGGAACCAGGGGAATGGTCTCCCTTCGTCAACTGAATGGAGGCAATGCCGTTTCCGGTCGGACCGACCAGCTCGCACTTGATGCCGGTGTTCACATAGGCTGCTTTTTCAGCATCCCAGATCCACCATGTACCGTTTTCCGGCTTTGGCGGCTTTCCACTGTACTGCTGTGCGGTAGCGGCGCTCTCCGCAGCAGACTCCTTGTAGATTTTTGCGTTTCCCTCAGAGAGAGCGGCTGCGTCCCGTGCTTTTTCAACAACGGTCTTGGCATCCACCGCCTTATCACGGGCGTCTGTTGCAACCAGTTTGGCGCTCTCGGCATTGGCTTCGGCGGCTTTCGCGGCGTCTTCCGATGCTTTCGCTCCATTTTGACTGTTTGCCGCAGCATCTCGCGCCGTCTCCGCGCCAAGCCTTGCTTCCTCTGCCGCTTTTCGGTCGGCAGCGGTCTGCGTGCTGAATTTCTCAGCATCAGAACGAATGGTTCGCACACGCTCTTCAGCGGCCTTAGCTTCCGACTCGGAAAGCGCGGCGGCCTCCTTTGCATCGGTCGCTTCCTGCGCTTTCAGCACGGCGACATCTTCCGAATTTTTAGCCGCTGTTTCCGATTCCTTTGCTCCTTCCGCCGCTTTCTTGGCATCTGCGGCCTGCTTCGTCGCGTTTTCTTCGGCGGCCTTGATGATCCCCTCGGAAAGTGCGGCGGCCGAGGCGGAGGCAGAGGCATTCTCTGCTTTTTTGCCGGCGTCGTCGGCAGACTGTTTCGCTGCTTCGGCTGATGCCTGTGCGGAATCCTTGGCGGTGGAGGCGAATTCCATTGCGCTGCTGGACTCCTTATTCATCGCCGCAAGAGCATCATGGATGGAGCCACGCACCTCTTCGCCATAAATGGCACTGAGGATTTTTTGCAGAAAGCTGCTGATGTCAGCCATCTAAATCACTCCTTCCTTAGTCCTCCAGCATCCAGTCGAGCAGCATGATTTCCTCGCCGCTCAGACAACCGATCACGTCCTCGTATTTCGCGGTCATCAGCTCGACCTCGTGCTCCATCTCATTGAGCGGAGCAAGCTCGTCGCAAAACGCCTTGAAATTAGGAGAGCCAAACTTGATGGAAATGGTTCCGGTCTCGATGCCATTCTCATCCTTGTCGGGCTCTCCGTATTTGTTCACAAGGTCATGCTTGAATGCTTCATACTCCGTCAGAGCATTAGAGAGCATCCGGCAGTTCCTTGCGGCGATATAGCCGATCTTGTTGCGAAGCTGAAGAAGCGGCCGCAGATTTTGCATCATCACGACCATTTCCGAATTTTTAAGATGTTTCTTCAACAGTATCCCTCCTTTGCTGAAGCAATTCTTCGACCATGTGATAAAGTTTTTGGATCATGTGTGTATTGAGCGCAATGAGTTCGCCGTATCTGATGCTGTAATGGTAATCCACGATACCGTCGTCAAAGATTTCTTTCACAGGATCTTTTACCAATGCGGCGAGATCCAGACTGCTAAGTCCGGCATTAAGCATGGCCTCTTCCACGTCTTGGGCGATGAAACCCAGATGCTTTCTTCCGGAAGTCCCCTTGTTGTACTTGAAGGTGGTTGGTTTCAGGGAAAGGAAGAACTCCTCATAAGAAGCAAGGTCGTAGTCGATGCCGTTCTTAATTCTGAGATCAGAACCGTAGCTCGGCTCCTCGCTCATGGTGATGTGACGCGAGACAACAAGGTCTGCTCCCGAACCGGAAATACGGGCGCCTGCATTGGTGACGATAATATAAGGTTCCCATCCGGGACCATTGGAGCCATACATCATAGCGCCATAAGTCGTCTGCTGGCCGTCAGAACCGTGCCCCTTGCAGAAACCTCCGTAGTTGCAGGACAAGTCAATATAATCGGCGTCGATCGTACCGGAACGAATATAATCCGCATTGATGTAGAGCCGCCCGGTGGTCGAATCGCTGAAAATGCCAAACTTCGTTCCGCCGGAGGTGAGAACATCGAACACGTTCTGATCCGTGCATCTTGCTTTGTACGCGGAATTTGCTCTCGACCATGCGGCCGATGCTTCGTCATACGCATTGTCTGCCGACGCTTTTGCGCTTGCGGCGTTGGAATTTGCTGTGCTTGCGAGAGAATACGCAGGGTTTGAAGTGATGTTCTGGTTCGTCACGCTTGCCCAGTTGATCGTACTTCCCGCAGACAGCGTCACCTTTCCGTCGATCGTCACAAGCCCACTGGAGTCAACGGCAAATGTCACACGGGCCCCGTTAGTAACAGAAAGCCCATATACGCTCAGGTATTTTGATTTGAACCGTTCGTCGTCCATCATGCTGTTACCGTAACGGTCAAGAAAATCGGACGCCTGAACAACACCTTTGAAATTTCCGTCGGCTGCAACCAGTGTTCCGCCAAAAGTCCCTTTTGCAGCGGCCAGAGTGCCGGCAAAGGTTCCTCGGCGAGCCGTCAGATTGCCTTCCTCGTCAACGGTGAAGTTTCCGTTTCCGATGTCAATAGAGCCCTTCTTCATCGTCAGCTTTCCGCTCTCAAAGTCAAGTGAGAAGTTTCCGCCATAGTCTTTGAGAACGCCTGCTCGGATCACATTGGCGTTAAGAACGCCGGTCGTGATGTAGTCGGCGACGATAGAGCCATCCATTGTGATGGCCAATCCAAAAGTCTTTCCGTAATCCTTGGAATAGCCAAGACCGTTCATGTTCCATTTCCAGAGCTTATCGGCCTTGGTGTAGTCGCGGATATTGGAAATATAAAGTGTGTCGGAACCATGTTCGTCCCGCGTGATCGTGATGTAGCCGGTCGTGGCCGCAGTCATGATCTGCGTGGCGTTTTCTTTTGCTTCCTTTAAGATGTTGTGGGCTTTGGGAAGTCCCTCAATCTTATCAAGGATCGCGGAATTGATTTGATTGTTCGTGCTTGTCAAGCTGGTTTTCACCGTATCGCCAAGCGTAAACTGTGTGTTCTCGGGACTGTCCAGCGGGATCGTCAGCTTAACAACGGGGAACATACGGTCAAGCCCGTGCGGACGAGAGATCACGCGGATCTCATCCAGAAGCTTGACGGCATCCACATCTGCGTGGAGATAATGGAGATCGAGTGCGCTCACTTCCAGCTTCATGTTGTCAAACTGCAAGTCTGACAGATAGGCTTTTGCCTTTTCGAGCAACACCGAAGGGTCGGAAACGCTGTCCCATGTCACCGTCTTCTCGATCCAGCCGTAGGTTTTCACGGCCTCTGAGGACTGTACATAAAGACTTCCGTCGTTCACACTTTCTACCGTCAGATAGGCGTCCAGCGCTTCGATGGGGCTTTTGTCCAGCCGGTTTCCGAGGGGGACGATGACCGTTGCAAACTCGGTCATATCCCAACCCTTTGTGTGTTCAATGAGATTAGAGCCGAACTGGATCGTCTGGCTGCAAGTGTCGGGATACTCCGCCAGATAATCGAGATAACGAACGCCGTTCTCTTTGCGAACTCTAAGATGCCCGCCATACTGCGCCACCAATGCGTTCAAGATCGTAATGGTCTTTTCGTAATTGGTATAGTAAGTCGGAAACTTTTCATCTGCCACCGTAACGATACCAATGGCAAACTTTCGGTTATCTCCGACCTTGGCGTTGTGAATGGCGATCAGCGATTCAAGATACGAACGGATCGTTCCGCCCGGGTATTCTTTCGGCGGCTGCGTACTGTCGTTGAAGAATGCAAGCTCGCCTTCGCAGGTCAACACACGGTTTAGGTAAAAGTCTTCGCTTTCGGACAGCACTCGTCCGCTCCAGATCTCGACTCCGTCCTTATGCACGGAAATATCAGTCACCATGCGGACGATCGTATTGTACCCGGCATTAGAAGCCGGCACCGTCATAGTCAGCGATCCGGCAGCATTGTCTTCCAGCGTCAGCTTTGGATTCGCAAGCTTCATGTTGTCAAGGGCGAATGCGTCGTTGTAGATACAAACGCCGTCGGCATAGATAGAATACATTGCTCACAGCCTCCCTTGTCTGAAGTCAACGGAAACCGTTCCCGTTCCGCCATCGACCCAAAGAGAGATCGACCCTCCGTAATTGCCGAACAGAATAAATTCAGGGATCTGAATGCTCCCATCGGGAAGCAGCTTTGTAAGGTCGATACCGAGCTGTCGGTTGACAAAGCGAACATGAACGCCGCGACCCTCGCTGCTCTGCGTGATAAAGCGAGGGCAAACCGGAGCCCTTCCATACATCGCCGCTTCCAATACGAGTTCTTTCTTTTCCGTCGTTATGGCAATGTTTCGGAACAAAGCCGCCTGAATAACTCCATTTTGAAAGTTGAACGGGTCCCAAAGCCAGTTGTCGATGGAAGAAAGGTTTTTCCACTTATAGGGGCCTACGTCATAGTCGATGACAATACGCGACCAATTCTTTTCCGATTTCCATGCGTTCACCGCAAAGCGTCCTTCGTAGAAATACTCAGGATCGTCCTCAAGGATCGCTCGCATGGTTTGTCCGTGCAGATAGTCCATAATGTCCGAGTAAGCCATGTGCCACGGCTTAAAGTCGTTCATGACAATAAACTCGATAGACCCCGTTCGGTTCTGATACACCGGATACCCGGTGAGGGCTTGCGACAGATCAATGACGCCGTCCCCACCGGGAATATCCAGAGTTTTCACCTTTTGTGCGGGTGGATTGAATAACGGACGGGAAGCGGGGACAAGCCGCCAATCGTCCCAGGTGTTCTTATCACCAAATGTGATCGAGTGGTACAACTTAAACCCCCCTTCCTCGTTGCATCGCCCTCTGACCGAGAGCAGTATCCATCGGTTCTGCGAGTTCTCCGACAAGTGCGCCGGTATTCAGCACCACGCGCAGTTTTTCCATGCGATCAAGCATAGATGCCATGTCGCCTCGCAGCGTGCGGATCTCGTTTACAACATCATCGTTATCAACAGAGATCGTCGTTTGGTTGCCGCTTTCACGCTTTGCCTCAAACGCGGCCGAAGCACGACTCACAAGACTGAGTGCGCGATTGGAATAGAATAGGTCGTTAATAGCGCCCGCTCCATCCGATACAGCGGAAAGATCCAGAACAGGGCGGATCACAGGCTCCATGTCAAACCCGCCGCTCACAAGATCGGCAATGGTCTGAAGCACACTGGAAAGCCCTCCTTCTGCGGACTCTGCCATCTCAGAGCCAACGGTGTACGAACGGTCGATATAGTCCCGAAGTCCTTTAATGAACCCAAGACCGGTAAAGTTACCAAGCTCGCGGAACACGCCGGACGGAGAATGAATGTCCAGTGTCGACTTCACAGCTTTCACACCGGCAAGAGCCATCTGTGTCAGTTCATCAATGAAACTGGACCGCTGGGACTGAACGCCCTCAGTAAGACCATTTACGATCTGCTTTCCGGTTTCGTCCCATCCCGCCTCGGTCAAGATCTTCTGTGCGGTTTCGCTCATTTCCTGAAGTTCGCCCTCAGTATTACGCTTAATAAGACCGACCTTTTCCTCAAAGTTTCGGCGGAGCTGTTCAAGCTGCGCATTAGCGTCTTCGGTGACCTGGTTCATCTTCTGCTGCCAGAGAGCACGGTACTCACTGAGTTCCTGTGCTGCATCTTCACGGAGCTTTGCGATGTTTTTCTGCGTTTCCTGACGCAAGCCTTCCAATTCGCCAACCGCCTGCTCACGAGCCATTGCGTGTTTCACCTTCCAAAGATCGGCATACTTCGCAAGCTCGGAGTCGCTCATTTGGTTCAGTGCCTTGATCTGGGCAATGGCGTCAGGCCCCATGTTCTGAAGTTCCTCGATAAGGTCGTTATCAAGTCCTCGTCCGGCAAGAGACTGTAAAATATCCTGCCATTCGCCAAATTCCTTGACCTGACCCTCAAGGTTCTTCATCAGCACATTTCCGCTGACTTCATCGCGCTCCTTTACGGCGTCGAAAAGCCCGTAGGACTTATAAAGGGAGTCCTCTCTGGATTTCAGAGCATTCTCATACCGGTCGTTCTCTGCCTGAATGTCGCTTGCCAGTTGCGCATTGATGGATCTTACCTTATCGGCGTATTCTTCCTCAAGGTCAAGCCGTTTCTGGTTCGCCTCGCTCTGCACCGCCTGCACATCAGAGATGTACTGCTTCTGTGCGTCGCTGATTTCCTTTTCAAGCTGATAGACCTCTCGATCGAGCTTCTTACGCTGTTCGCTGCCCTTGGCATATCGGCTCTGTACGCGCTTATAAGCGGCCAGTTCCTCCGCAAGGGTGAGCTTCCCATAGTATTTCTGCTCTTCGATCCAGTTCATCGAGTGCTGATAAGTGGCCGAAACCAACTCATTTTGAACGCGATAGACCTCTCTGTCGATCTTCTTACGCTCCTCGCTGCCTTCGCGGTACTTTTTCTGGAGCGTTTCCCATCCGGCAAGCTCCTCTTTCAAGCTGAGCTCTCCGTAATACTTCCGCTCCTCAGCCCAGTCCTTAAAAGCGTCGAGCCCCTTCTTTGCGACCTTGATGGTTTCATCACTCATCTTAGCCGCGGCCGAAGTGACAGGGACGATTGCGTTGTTGATGCCGATGGTCATGCCCTCGCCGATGTTCTTACCAAGTTCAATAAACTCACGAGAAGGAGAATGGCTGTCCAGCGCCTTCTTTGCGGAATTCAAAGCGGCAAGACCGAGGTCACGACCGGCCTGAGAAGCACCGCTCAGTTTCGAACGGATACCATTGATGAAGCCCTGCGAAACATTTCGGCCTGCATCGGTAAACTGCTTTTCGTAGCTGTTGATCTCGGAAACGATAACGATGAGAACCGTTTGCATTGCAGTCTTAACGGTGGTTCCGTTATTGCGGATCGTGGTACTGAAACCAACCATCATTTGAACAACGGCAGTATTCATAGTTGCAGTGTGCGTCTTCACTGTCGTCGCCATAGCCATCATCAGCTCGGCCATTGCCACGTTGACGATCGTCTGGTTCTGGCGAATCGTGGTGCTTGCGGAATTGAGCATGGAGAGGACGGCACTGTTCACAGTGTTTCCGCTGTTATAAAAGGCATCGGTGAAATTCTTGATGCTGCTGTTGGCAAGAAGCGTCAGCGCGTTTGTAAAATGTACGAACGCATACTGGTCCATGTCCTTTACCATATCAGCAAGCGCGACCAACTTTTCTACCTGCTTGATCGCACCGGAAAGCTTGCTCATGTTGATGCCTTCGATGGTTTCGGAATATCCGGCAAGACCGTTTCCGAACGCAACGAGCTGATCGCCAAAATCGGCAATGCTGTTATCGCCGGTAAAGAAGCTGACAAGCCCTCCGCAATTCGGAAGCGTGTTGGCAAGCTCCACAAGTGCTTTTCCCGCAGATGCGGAATTATTGATCGCGCCCGTGTCAATGCCTTTCACAGCAAGAGAATAGTCCTTCATTGCCTTACCGAAGGGAACCAACTGTTCACCAAACTGGTCCATGTCATTCTCGCCGGCAAAGAATCCGACAACGCCTCCGCTGTTCGGCAGCGTCGTTGCCATTTCGGAGAGTGCTTTGCCCGCCGTGGCTGCCTTGGAAACGAGGTCCGCGTCCATTCCGCTGATCGCGTCGCTAAATCCCTTCATGCTTTCGCCAAACGGAATAAGCTCTTGTGCAAACGCGGAAAGAGAAGAACTTCCGGTAAACCAAGAAGCGATACCCTGTACCAACTCCGTTTTCGTAAGCAAAAGGATTGCATCCGTCAACGACTTGACTCCCGTGAACATATCAGGCGAGATACTGCTTGCTCCATCGACAAACGGCTGAACATTCGTCATGAACGCGGCAAGGTCACTTCCGATTTTGGGGAACTGACTGGAAACACCTCCCATAAAGCCGCCGACGATACCGCCAACAAACCCACCGATCGCCGTTCCGATCTGCCCCAGGAGCTTTCCGCCTTCTCCGATCAGCCAGGAAAGGCCGGGGAGCTGGGCGAATGCACCGATCGCAGCCAGAACAAGCGCCAGTTCAGCGACCAACGCTCCCATACCGAGAACCCCGATCATAGCGGCAGGAATGAGTGCCGACAATGCGCCCAAAGCGACGAGAATGCCACCAAGCAACCCTACACCGGCGATGGTTTTCACCAAAACGCTCGTATCCAGACCGGCCAAAGCGTCAATGATACCGGTAAAGAACGCGGCGATCACATTGACAGCCGCTTGAACCAGTTCCGGCAGTCTTTCGGAAATTCCATTCAAAAGGTTGATAAGGAACTGCATGATGGAGTCGACAATTTCCGGCGTATGACTCGCAAGCGATGCGAGCACGCTTGATACAAGCGTCAATGCACCCTCTGCAAGAGCCGGAACACATTCGACCCAAACATCGACCATCGTAAGGATCATCGCCTTAACTGCTTCACCGATGGCCGGTGCGCCGTCTGCGATCACCTTACAGAACGCTACAATAGCTTCTCCGATCTTTGCGGCAACGGCGGGGATCAATGCTGCAATACCAGTGATAACCGTGCTAAGACCCGCCACAACAACCGCCACACCGGAGCCAAGAGAAACGGCAAGCGCCGTAAAGCCAACTGCAATAGCAGATAAGCCCGCACCAGCCGCAAGAAGTCCTGCTCCGATTGCCGCAACGCCAACTCCGACCAAAGCAAATGCTCCGGAAAGAGCCAGGATCGTCGGCACCAACGGCGTGAGCAGGGCACCCGCAACACCGATGACTGTAAATGCTCCGGCAAGTGCGATAAGCCCCTTGGCGATTCCACCCCACGACATAGTTCCGAGGAGAAGGAGCACCGGTGTCAATACCGCCAGTGCTCCGGCTGCGACAAGCAATGCCGCGGAACCGGCAAGCGTACCGTTCATCGCGTTGAGGGCGATAGCAAGTTCAGCAAGTGCCACGCCAAGCGTGATAAGACTCTTTGCGATGGCCTCTCCGGTCATATTTCCGAATTTACCAAGCGCACTTGCAATGATTTCCAGCGCTGCGCCAACAGCGATCAAACCAATACCGATGCCAACCGCATTCTTCGGCATAAAATTCATGGCAACCGTAACTTCCGCAAGAGCAATCCCCATAGCGAGCAATCCCTTTGCGATCTGCTCAACATTTAGGTTTCCAAGATCCTTTACAACGGAAGCGAAAATCTTCATGGCCGCGCCAATTTCGATCATCGCAAGACCGGTTGCGATCAACCCCTTCGCGTCGCCAGTCAATCTGGTAAATCCGACGATTTCAGCAAAGAGAATACCAATCGAGCCAAGCCCCTTCGCTGTCTGACCGAGATCAAGCGAGCCAAGTGTCTCACAAGCAGATGCCAGTATTTTGATTGCCGAGGCGAGGACTACGATCCCAACAGCCGTGGTCAAAGACTTGCCACTGAATTTCGCCGTATTCATGAACAGCGACACTTCGGCAAGGAGAATACCCACGCCGGTCAATCCCTTTGCAAGCTGTCCCCATTCGAGAGTAGCAAGGTCAGTACAAACAGATGCGAGAATTTTAATGGATGCTGCGAAAAGCACCATCTGGGTCGCGCCCTTTACAGTCGATCCGGAACCCATTCCAAGCAGCTTCATGGCACCGACCATAGCAGCCATCATCGCGGTCACTCCGGCAACGCTTCTTGCGAGCTGTCCGCCGCTCAAGTCGCCGATTTTCTTCAATGCCGATGCAAGGATAAGAATAGATGTCGACATACCAAGCATCAGAGCGGAGCTTCTGATCGCACCCTTACTCTTTCCGACAAATTTCGTAAAGAGAGCCATGGATGCGACAAGATCGGCGAAGAGAACCGTAATAGCACCAAGAGAAGCGGAAAGCTTTTCGCTGTCGATCAGCGAAATAGCAATGATGGATGCGGCAAGGATCGCGATAGCGCCTGCAATTTTCAGCAGAGCGCCGGCTTTCAACTGAGTTTGATAAGCTTCAAAGCATCCGCGAACACCGTCAAGAATGCCCTTCACATTATCAAGTAGCCCCCCGATTTCATCAAAGGGCGTGGTCAAGCTCTTCGTAAACTTGGTGATGGCAAGAGCGATGCCGCCGATAGAAATACCGTTCAGCAGGTCGATCAACCCGCTAAAATTCGCATTGCTTACGGCGGTGATGATTTTGTTGATGCCATTTCCAAGTGCATCGAAAACGCCGCTTCCGATCTTCTTTACGGCAGAACCCAATGCCTGGAACAAAGCAATCAGCTTCGAGCCGTTCTCTCCGTTTCCAAGCTTTGCAAACGCGCCCAACACGCCGTCTTTCATTCCGATAAGAGCGTCTTTTGCTTCGGTTGCGCGTTCCTTAAGTTTCCCAAGGATCGTGTGGAGAAGTTCAAGTCCGGGAACCTGAATGTTTTCCTTCGCCGCGCCAAACAGAGATTTCAAAGAAGACTTCGCTTCTTCCAGTGTCGGAAGGCCAAGAAATTCTCTCACCGCTTCGGCGAATGCCTTGATGCCTGAAACAGCACCGCCAACAAGACCGGAGATCTTTTCAACTCCCTTGCCGAAAATATCATTCTTCTTAATGACTTCATCCAGCTTAACGAGCCATTCTCCGATGCCGCCGGTCACGCTGAGAACACCGCCACCCAAGCCAGTCACTTTCCCAAGAAGAGAACCGACCGGACCCAGAATTGCACCGATCGCCTGCTTGCAAATATCAAGAACTGCAAACAGCCCCTTAAATGTGCTCTTCAGATTTTCGGAAGCCTTCTCGCTAAGCGTCAGCTTTGCTGTGAAATCGCGAAGAGACTCCGTCATCACCAAAAGCTGCTGTGCCGTTGTTGCCGGGAAAATATCACGGAATGCATCGCGGATCGAATTAAGAACGGATGCAACGCCTTCCCATGTATTCCAGAAAGACTCGATAAAAGCATCTCTGCCGCCAAGCTCTTTCCATTCGGAGAGAAGTTCGTTTCTCGCCTCTGCTCCGGATGCAAATGCGTCATACATGGCGTTTGCCAAGTTCGTCCACAGCACTTTGGCCTCTTCGTAGTTACCGAAGATATACTCGAAGGAGGTCATCCAACCGGTACTGACCGCATCCTTGACAGAAGAGATCACGTCAGCAAATGTTTTTGCTTCCTGAGCAGCTCGGAAAGACCGCTGGCCAAGACTTAATGTCTCGCTGCCGAGTTCGTCAAACATAGCGGTCAGGTCTTCAACACTTGTCCCGGTTTCTTTGGAAATCTTGCCAAGGTCAGCCGTTCCATCTTTATACTTGGAAATATGGTCAAGCAGCTCGGAGGCGCTCAGCCCCGTTTTCTCTGTTGCCGCATAGAGCTTATCGGTAAATCCGCCATAAGTATCCAGCGTCTTTAAGAGAACTTCGCTTGAGAACCATGCATCGGAAAGAGCCTCGTTAAAGTTCGAAACGGTAACCGTATTCCCCTTTAAGGTCTTGAATGTTCCATCAGCATTCTTCTTAAGCGTACCCATCGAAACAGCCGTATCAATAGCGGTCTGCTTAAACTCAGCAGTTGCCATATTAGCGTTTTCAATGGATTTCCAGTCCATCAATTTCACAGAGCCGACAGCAATGGCCTGCGATAGGTTATACATCGCTCGGCCGGCCTCCTGTACATTTGCACCGGAAATGGCCGCCCATGTCGAAATACCCTGCATGGCGGTGACTGACTTATCCAGGGCAATATTGTTGGATGTGAACTTACCGATATTGTTGACCATATCAAGGAAGCTGTAAGAAGTCTCGTCAGTAAACCAGTTCAGCTTGTTGAGCTGGCTATTGACGTACTCCATCTGCTCCCCGGTATCGGTAAAGTCTTTTGCTGTCGCCGCCATGATCGTCTGAACAGCAGAGGTCTTTTCGCCATACTTATCCCAACCGGCAGTAACCTGATCCACAGTAAGGGACTTGATCAGTCGCTCTCCGGTGTTGATAGCGGAATTTGTGATTTTAGTAAGGGTGGTCACCGCCATGACTTCGAGCGCCGAGAACTTCAACCGAACGGTCTCGACGGAATTGCTAAGGGTCGACAGATCGCACTTTTTAGCAGCATCGCCAAGGCCCTCAAGACCTTTAGCCGCACCGTCCAGATCCAAACCCGCCTTGAGTTTGTTAAGCGTAGAGATACTTGTCTGTACGCCCTCTTCGAATTGACGATTGTCGAATCGCATTTCAACGACTTTCTCGTCGATCGTTGTGCTCATGTCTTCGTGACCTCCTTCCATGCATCATTCGCGATTTGGTCAAAAATAGGCCGGATAGCGGGATTGATGTAATCTCTCCCGGCTACCCAGCCCCCGGTTCCCGTTCCATGGCCATATTGCAAAATGATGGCGATGGGAACTCCATTTTGAATGTTTGAGTTGTGAAATGAGATACGCGCAGAACCTTTTCGGTTCGTGATCTCGTAATGCCACGAGTTTGCCGTCTCGCCGGAATCAACAGGTGTCGCAGACGAAAGGGCGGCAACCCCGGCTCGGCCATACTGATCGAGGTCTCCGAGATGGACCATTTCTTTGGCTCGTTCCAGAAACCTTGTCAGATTAGAGAAGTCGCCCTTTTGTCTGAATGTGATCATGTCGTTCTCCTTTTACAGCTTTTCGCAGTAATCAAGTGCGATCCAGCCGGCGCCGGATTTCAGCTTGCCCCACAGTCTTGCACCCGGCCCCTTGGCCTCGCTAATGATGGTATAAATACCCGGCGTGATGAAACCATTGGCCGCATTCTGCGTTCCCGGACCCTTGCGGATACGAAGATTGTTTACTTTTACGCGAACGCGGTAGGGGGCTCCTCCGATCTGAGGTTTCTCCGTGGGGGTAGGAGCCTCTGCGGGAACGCCAAGTCTCTGGTTGACGGCAGCGGCGATCTGACCGTGGAGATTATAGAGATAATCACCCGGACAGGCTTTGTTAGCGAACCAGCGATGAACTGTCATGTTCTGCTGGTCGACCTTGCCGATCAGAGACTTATCAGCCTTCCATTTAAGCTCCTTGATGCCGTTTCGTTTACAGATGTCCGCGACGAGTGCGATCAAGGCCTGATACGCTTCATCGGTGACTTTATAAGGATGCGTGGTGTCGCTTGCAACCTCGATCGTCACAGCGCGATTGTCGTTGGTTCTGGAAGAGCTGCACCAGGAACGGTCTTTCTCTTCCACCGAAAGGCCGATCGAGCCGTCTTTTCCGACGACATAGTTTGCCGAGCACTCGCGAGGTGTGGTCGCAAAATAATCGCACCCCTGTTTTGCGGTCCACTGACCAACAAGACAATGGATTGTGATGGTGTCGATCTTATGGTTTCTCGGACTACTCCGATGCGGACTGATCCGGGAATAAGTCGCCAGCTTACTATTGGTAAACATTGAGCCGTCTCCTTTCCGGTTAAAATTATGGGTTATCCTTTGGTCCCCCACTGCTTTCTTCTTGCGTCATTCAGTGCCTTATACTGTGCAGCCACCTCTGCTTTCGAAAGCTTTTGCGGAGGTGCGTTCTCGGCATTGCAGACGTTGATAAGTGTCAGCAGCCTGTTCAAATGCCATTTCTGACATTCAAATGGAATACCATAAGAAATCATCCAGTAGTACATGACTTCCGACGTTACGATCTTTCGCCCGCCGCCCTTTTTCTTGAGATTGGAAAACGTAGTCGCAGTCATCGGGGCGTCGATATACTCGGTAACGGTCTTGAGAATGGCTGGAGTGATCGCTCGATAAACATTCGGGTCGACATTCTGCGTCAATGTCATGCACCGAATGTAGTCGATCGTCTCTTCCAAAGTCATGGGTTTTTTGGAAAGATATGGTTTGTGCCATTTTGCTTCCCATTTTGAAAGAGAGACCAGCGAATGCTCCAGTTGGAGCGTCTGCTCCTTGGTGTTGATAAAGTTTCCGACCCCGTCAAACAGTTCCGAAGCCGGCACAGTGATCTTTAGCATCGCCGGTCCTCTGGATCATCAGTTTTCAGGAGCTGCGGAAACAGCAGCTTCAATAGCAGGAGGTGCGGCCTCGATCTTGGGCGGAACGATGCCGTTGACAAACTCGCTCGCTGCTTTGGCGTCGGTGGCAAGTTCCATGAAGAGCTTGCTGTACGCCTCGGTCTGGGCGAACCCGTCGCGGATCTCCTGATTCTTGATGAAGCGGCGGCCATCGGCAGACTTCTCACCATAGGCGCGCAGGATGATGTCCTTGAATGTCTCGATGATGTCCTTGCCATTCTGCGCCGCAACGATGCGGTTGATCTGTTCAACGAGACCGCCCTCCACGGAGACCTCCAGCTCGGTCACCTCGGCCTGCGTCAGGTTGAAATAAAAGTCCTCCTTGCGAGGGGTGCCATTGTAGTCGGTATAAGCGATCGTCTTCTTAAGCATTGCTTTTTCTCCTTTCAAAAATTAAAGAAAGCGGAGCCCTCGGTGAAGAGAGCCCCGCTTATCAGTTTGTTCGGTCGCCGGATCAGCCGGCAGGTTCGATGGCGGCTTTCAGCAGCTCGATGACCTTCTCGGGCATCGGGAGCGTAGGCTCCTTGCCAGTGCCTTCACCATCGGCACCATACAGCATCTCCTCCAGCTTCGCGAGCGTGGCCTTGTCGGTCTTGGTGGAGTTGATGACGAGATGCGCGGTCGGCTTAAAGCCCGGGACCTCGACGGGCGTGGTACTGATCTCCCAGCTCATGGTGGCGGCCTCGGGGTTGTCGTTCACGGTCTGGTTGTTCTTCTCGGAAGGAGAAGCCTGAGCACCATACACCAGATGGAGCTTGTAGCCGTAATTCGTACCGACAGTATCGTTACCGATCAGGGTGCGATAGCTAAAGCCGAACATCTTGCGGTCCTGCTGAGAGATGGTGACGCCGGGAACGACCTCAGCACAGCCGTTGCAGGCCTCAAACTCATCGGGATAAGTATAGGCCTCGATGGTGGCGCCGAAGTCTTCGGCACTCATCAGGTTCAGATACTTGATGTTATCAGCCCAAACAGCATTGGGCTCGCCGCCGGAAGGGTTCTCATTGACGGCACTCAGGCCATACCAAGGCACACCGACGTCGTAAGCGTTGTTTTCGCCCATCGGGAACAGAACACCGTGGTCAACGCCGGTTTCATACAGGCGCTTACCAGCTTCGTCCCACTTGATCTTACTCATAGTTGTTTCCTCCTTGTAAGGTTAGAAATATAGGTTGAACACATCATGGTTCAGGTTGTCGGTAGTAAAGTGGCGTTCATGACGACATAATGGAAGCTCTGCAAGCCTTTTCGGAAGCGGGCTATCAGGGTTTCTGTAAATCGCAGTCACCTGATACCGGTCATGAAGCCCGTAAGCCCGGTTATCCGCATAATTCGGTTCAATGCGGCTGCGCTCGTAAACGATGCAGTCGTATCGCATTTCCTTGCTTGCGGGAGGCTGAAAATATACGCGGCACTGTTCACCCCTGTCGGGGCATCCGAGAATATCAGATAGTGTCTTCTGAAGCAGCAGTCTCTCCATTGTAAACACCTCCGATCGTCAGGATTAGCCGTGGATACTGCACCTCCACATTGGAGATTTTCCAGTTTGTCCCCATAAAACCAATGTACCGCATTCGGTGGAAATTCTGGTTGGCAAATGGATCGGCGACTATGCTGATCTCATTTGCAACATTGATGTCGTCATTGAGTGTTTCCGATGATTGAAGACGCCTGGTGTTACGGGTCAAATCTCCGAAGTACATTCGCTCCGAGATCTTTTCCACATAAACGCCAGGCGTCATTTCCACCGTTTCAGCATAGCCTACCGGTCCATAAAATTTTGCCATTTTGAATTTTCTCCCTTAGGTGCCGTCGTGACCGGCATCCTCGGTCTGGCCGGAAGAGGCCTTCACGGGCTCTTCCAGTGCGATAGCAGACCACAGTCTGGTCAGCGCACCGGACAGACGAGTCTCGATCAGGTACTTCTCCTGGTTGAAGTCGATGTCGAACTGGTTGAAGCGGGTGATCTCGCCGCCCTTGGTAGAGCCGACGGTGTAGTCGCTCAGATTGACGAAGATGCCCAGCAGGTTGTGCTTCTTGCCGGTCTTGTCGGTACGGGCCAGACCCTCGAACTGCTCGGCGGTGTGCAGCTCGTTGATGTTCAGTGCGGCAGCCAGATCGGCCTTGGAATTGTAGATGCGGCGACCGTTGGTATCGCGGGCCAGCAGCATCACGTTCACCAGATGTGGCGTGCAGAAGAAGTCAGGAGTGCCGGTGCCCTTAAACTTCTCGCGGGAGTAGAGAGCAGCGGTGATGATCGCCTCCGCATAGATGTAGTTATCGCCGAAGCGGGAAGCAGTGCCGGTACCCTGGAGCTCGTTGCGGGCAGCCTCGATGTCCACATCATAGTGAATGGTGTAGAGATCGTCGTCATTCCAGATGGAACGAACGTGCTCCTCGGAGATCTTGTGCTCATCGGCCTCATCGCGACCGTCGCCGATCAGGATAGCGGTAGCGACCTCTTCCAGCAGCGTCTGACACATCACGCCGTACTGATACTCGACCACGTCGAAATCGGTAATGTCGATGATGTCATCGCGATGCATGGAATCGGTGATGTAGATGGTCTGCGGGTCGGTGGTGCGCTTCATCAGCTTCATGTTGCCGGAAGGAACCTTCTTCTTGCCCTTCTGGTAACCATGCGCACGGATGTCATCGCCGCGGGCATCCATGTTGCGGGTACGGATGCGGCTGATGGGGCTCTTGTGGACCTTGTTCATGACCACATTGACCCAGCCCTGATCGCGGGTGATGAGCTCGGGCGCGCCGGTGCGCAGATCCTTATACTCGGGGAACAGAGCCTCGATGTCGTCGATGCCGTGCTTCAGCGTATCGTTGTGCTGCTCAGCATAAAGCTTCATGGCACCCTGAAGCGTGCCGACACTCTTGAGCTTGGCACTGGCGATGATCTCCGTCTGAGCAGAATGACTCAGAACGGTCTCCTGGGTATCTTCGGGCTTGGGATCGAAAACATTGTATTTCATGGTGTTGTCTCCTCCTTCGGAATTATCAGAATGTTTGACGGGCTTTTCCGTCTTAGGGTCGTCGTCCTCATCGTCGGTGCCCTTTTCATCGAGGGCAAGACCAACCATCGCATACACAGCGGTCTGCTGCTCCTCGGTCATGGCGTTGAAAACATCGGCGATCGTTTTTCCATCTTCATCTTTCTTCTTGCCTTTATCGGGTTCCTCATCGGTATCGGCATGAGCGAGCGTAATGGGTTCATTGACACCAATGATCACTTCTTCCTCAGCGCCATCGCCGTGTGCCATGTCGATATAGTCGATGAATGCGCCGGGATTTGCCCCCGCGATAACAAGGCTCAGTTCCTTAATGTCGCCATGCATCACATTGCCGCCCTGCTGCTTCAAGCCATTGGCATAAATAGACAGGGAGTCTACATCGCCATGCTGCACAAGCCTCTTTGCAGCCTGACCGCTTTCAGTGTCGTTAAACGCGCAATAGGCGTACACGCCGTCATCGCGGTTTTCGAGCAATGCGTGACCGAGAACATTTGCGGGGTCGTTGTGTCTGTGATTCCAGACAAGGGGCACTTTCTTTCCATCGCAATGTGCGAATGCATCGCGACGGATCGTGCGGCCATCGCTGCACACAAGATCATTGCGTGTTGCCCAGCCGCTGAAGTCGTAATTAAGTTTCTTCTTCATTTTGATTGTTGTCCTCCTTCGGTGTTGATACCCGCGTATCCGCCGCGGGTGCGCTCAGATTGCTGTTGCGAAGCTCGTCCGCCTTCGGGTCGGAAGAAGGCTTCATGCCGATCTTCTGTCTGATTTCATTCGAGGTCATCACCTCGTTGCGGGTGAACTTATCCGTCATTTCCGCGATCTTATCGACGGGCACCAGCTTGAAGGGATCTCGGAAGAACAGAATAGACTGCTTCTGCGACCGAGCAGTTTTGGTGAGGAATTTCCTCTTGATCTCGTCAACGATAGCGGACAGGATCGGTTCGACCATTCGGGTAAGATAGTTCTGCATCGTCTTGTCGTCGGCAGAACCGTCCAAGATGCCCTGAGTAAGACCTAACTGGCTGTATAGCATACTCGTCAGGTATTCGATCTGGGACATCAGGTTGTTCTCGACGGGGCGATTCAGTTGGACTACATGCTCTGTTCCATCGGTGTACGCAACACCGTATTTGGAACCTGCCAACTGGTCTTCGATATCTTTTCGGCGTTGTTCCGCCTGTTGACGACGTGCTTCTGTCTTGATGACATAAGGTAACTGAACGATGAGGTTCAACTTTCCGGAACTGCTTTGCTCGTCAATGGCGTCAAGCAAATTGAGCTTCCGGATCAGTCGCTGCATGGTTGAGTTCGGCTCGTTCATAACCGCGTAGAAAGGATTTTCTACAATTCCGATCGTACTTTTAGTGAGCAGAACATCCTTCTTTTTTCCGCACCGGTCATCATACAATCGGACTTTCACATGACGCGGAAACCATTCGATGATCTTGCCGGTTCGCATGGTATCAATAGTGAACGAACCAGATTTTTCAGGGTCGAAGCTGGTTTCTATCGGAACGATTGCGACGCAGCCTTCGTCGAGCATCGACATGACGACATCCTGAATGAAAGCGCGACCCGTCTGGTCAACGTTGGCTTCCATCGTCAGGCAGTTATTCAGTCCACTATCGACGATTTCCTTAAAACGGTCACTGTCGTCTAAACGAACATGTTGAATGGTCATAGACGAAACATCCAATGCAATACGGTTGTAAACCGAGGTAATGATCGAGCGTTCATTTCCGCGGCTGAAAAGAGGACGGTCGGGACGATAACCGTAGCTCGGCCCCACCGAGAATCGGGTCCCATAAGGCTCTCGATTCGTAAACACATTCCATGCGTGCTTAAGCCGCGTGGTAACTGTCATTTCCATTCGGAACTCATCACCTCCTTCGTGGCATAAAAAATCCCGCAGACTATTCAAAGTCAGCGGTTTGATAAATGGTTATTTTTTACCAGACAAAGCACTTCGAAGCTCTTCGATAACTTGGGTATTGTTCTTTGCTAATTCATCCCACTCAGTCATCCCATATTTCTCGACCAAAGCCGCGGCTTTCTTGAAAGAGTCATTATTTTCATAAAACTCAAGGAGCGCTTCGTTCAAGTTTCGATTAAGTATTTTATTGAATTTTTTGGCGTATTCTTCCGCATACCCTTCCCGATTTGCAAAGTCGTCACCGTATTTTTTGCGCTGCTGTGCATTGAATTTATCAATGCCACCCCCGTTCATATGGTCGGCAGCTTTGTTGTAAGACTTGACATATATATCAGAGTATTTCTTGCTCAACTCGCTCATTACATTATTCGACTCTTTATGATACTCCTTGCTAAGTCGCTTTTTGCCAGCGGCCGTTAAAGAGCCATCCGCGTTCTGGAAACGGCGAACGCCCCATTTTTGGCCTTTGATACCGTGATGCGCGAGCACATCTTTTGGAGACGGTTTATTATAGAAGTCCATATTATTCACCTCGTTTTTCATTCAAATGCCTCCGGGTTCCGCTTATAAGCGATATAGCCATCCATCATGGAAGATACTGGGTCGATTTTCTGCTCATACCGCTTTTTCATCAGCTTCCGGTTTCCGTTGGTATCTTCCATGACGATGCAGTTGCCCATTGCGTAGGTCATCATCTCTTCGTCAAATAGAAGCATCCGGTCTTCGGACAAATTCTTCAGTTCACCAAGCGGAACCGACTCCGTCTTAGCGCCTTGAATAACTTTCTCGATGCCAAATGGCCCGTTTTCAGCCACCCAGCGTTCCACAAACTCCTTGGCGTTGTACGGGTCATAGCCAAAGCAACGAACGTCATAGCCGCAGGTCACAATGTGATCGTCTAAATCCTCGTAAACCTGCATGGGGTCGAGAACAGTTCCCTCTAAAACAACAAGACTCCCTTCATTCATGAACTGCTCGTATTTACTGCGCATAGCAGCAGGAAGCTTGTTCAATGTTCTGGAAGTAATGTAGTTTCGGGTCTTTATACCGAAGCAACCATTGCGAAGCGGAAACAAAAAGGTAAACGAACAGAAGTCATCCCCTTGGGAAAGGTCTCCGCCAAGCGCGCAGGCCATCTGCCAGTAGTCACGTTTGCGATGAGGCAGCGTCTCTTCGTAAGTGAAGTAGTAGGTGTAGCCTTCCATCGGAAGTCCAAAACGCTTGGCAAGAATATCATTTCTCGCCGCCGGCGCTTTTTCAGCTCGTTCCACATCAAGCTGGTAAGTCTCATAACTTACGGTCTTTCCGATATTCGGGTTTGCTTTCATCCACATCTCCGGATAACCGACTTCGTCAATGGAGTCCAGCTTGTACCACCAGATGGACACATGAGGATTAGGGTAATCACCCTTTAAGATGCTCATGAGCTCCATTTTGATGGTGTCGCCGGCACCGTTACGAACCGTACCCTCCGAACTGGTAGCGACGATCAGATAGTCGTCCACCTTGGAAGCGCCCTGCTCGATGGCGCCGATAACATCTTCACGAATGTCGCCGGAGAGCCATTCATCAACGGTCGCGATCTTACAGCGAAGACCTTGCAGCTTGTTGATCGACATGGGGCGGATCTCAATAAGAGAGCCGGTGAGGAAATTCTCAATACCTTTCTTCGTCGAGGCGAGCTTAATGCGGTTTGCCTGCGAGCCGGTCGTATTTTGGAGAGAGCCCTGCGTCAAAAATTGAAAAACCGGTCCGCGAGCCCTTGTAATAGCAGTGCGGATCGGCGACATTACTTCTTCGGCAAGCTTCATGGTCGGGGCGGTTGTGATCTGGTGCGTTGTGCTGGTATCAACATTCTCATAGAATGACTGAATGCACGAGTCGTAGATTGACTTAGCGGCTCCTCGTCCGACGATCAAATACTGCTTATTCACAAGCCGTTTCTTGATCATCTTTTTAACGTAATGGCCGCCGTGTCCGTCACGATTTGGCTCATAGACTGAACGCTCGACAAAATAGTACCAGCCGAACACTTGCTCGCCCCACAGCTTAAAGCTATCAAGAAGATGCAGGTCTGAACCGTCGGTTAACGTCATTTCCGATTCGCAATATTTGATCCAACCCTCCACGGCTTTATCGTCATAGTAGATGCCCGGGTTTGCGATCAGATCGTCAATTCGGTTCATTTCCATTGAGATCTCTTTGCATACTGGGATTTCCCCTCGTATCACGGCATCACGGAATTTTCCGTAATACTTTGGAACGGCAGTGTTCGATAACGCCATCGAGTATTACCCCGCCTTCTTCTGCAACTGCTGAATGGCAAGTGCAATACTCAAAGCTGAACTGCCAACCGCAAGAACAGTTCCGGCGCTATCCAGCACCTCAGAAAGATAACGCCGTCCTTTCGATACGGTTTCCGGCTTAGCAAACAGATCATTGTACTGCCGTTCCAAAAGCTCACGATTGATCTGCTCGCGAAGTTCCTTATCAGTCTTCTTGCTCAGATCCATCCGAACTTTCTTGGGGGCTTTGCGACTTTCCTGATCCATTCGCTTTGCCTTGTTGACGAGATCGGAGGTCGCATCGACTGCTTTCTTTGTCTGTTCCAGCTTAGTGGGAGGAGTCGGCTTTTTGGTAAGCTCCTTATACTTCTTCTCAAGAGACAAACGACTGATTGCTTTCTTAAGGTCGTCATCATCCATCTCTTTCACGGGATCTTTCTTCTCCTGCTGAGCGCGGCGTTTTCCCTCAGAAGTGTAACTGCCGTCTGAATTCTGAAAACGGCGAACGCCCCATTTCTGGCCTTTGATGCCATAGTGGCAAAGTTCATCCA